TTAAACCAGCATCTAGGTAGGATACGTCTAACAGCCTGAATACCATCGTCTAAACCCATTCTAGGGGCTATCTTGACCTCTAATCCTGCTTCCTCAAGCATCTCAAGTCTGCTCTTACCAGTTCCTAACTCCCTAACTCTTACGTCATGTGGCAGGATATGCTCTGCTTTATGATAATCGTTATCCTTAATCCACTTCACATAATGGTCTAAGCCTACGCCATGATTCTCGTAGTAGTCGATCAATCTAATCTCTGAGCCTACTAACTGAGATACCCAGATACTTGTAGAGTCACCCATTCCCAAGTCCCAAGCAGTAAATGTCCTGCTTATGTCATCCCAAGGAATCTCCTGCATATGTTTCTTGTCTTCTAGCTCATTCAGGATTTGTCCATAGTATGAACCTTCTACTGCCGCATCAAAGCTACACTCAAACTCTTGGCGATACTTATCCTCACCCATCTCGTTCTTAGCTTGCTTTAGCTCTACATCATCCACCACGCCAGTTTCTGATGCTTTGAACTCTAGCAATCCCCAGCCGTCTTCCTTCTCTGCCCTATCTCGCAATTCTTTGAAGTGGTTATGGCCTTTAGGTGTCCCAATGAATAGACACCATCCTTTACGATCTGTCAGAGCAGGTCTAACAATGTCTGTCCATATCTTAGGGTTTTGATCTCCCACCTCATCAATGATTACGCCATCAAAGTATTGACCTCGTAAGGAGTCTGGATTGTCTGAGCCATATAACTGGATACGCCTACCCCAGAAGTCAACTCGTAACTCTGAGATGTTGTTAGTACCGCCTAGCGGTGTAGTGTATTTAACGAGATAGTCCCAAGCCACCCTCTTAGCTTGTCCATAAGTAGGCGCAATGTAAGCGTATCTTGGTGTCTCTCGTTGGTTTAGCACCGCATCACGGATTAGATGGTTTAGCGCAGCAACAGTCTTTCCAAACCTACGATGCGCTACTACTACCGCAAACCTATTTGCTTCTAGTAAGTCGTGAACCTTGATCTGGTGCTCCCTTGGTGCATAAGGGATTTCGATTACTTCGCCCATGTGACGATGTGCTGAAGTGGTTGGTCAGAGTCTCCACTTATAGTTACTGAAGCCATATCAGGCATTGATTTACGCAATAGTATCTCAATAGCCTTCATGCGAGTAGGGCTTAACTCCTCAGTTTCACCAAGTGCATGATTTTGCAAAACATTTAGTAATTGACTTACCTGAATTTTTTTACGTACATCTTCCTGATGTAGTTTGTTAATTGGTCTTCCGACTTGTGCCATTTTGTTTGACTCCTCTAGGGTTGGTCAAGGTTGCTATACAAGAAATATTGTGAGATAATTATAGTTCAATAAAGTCTACAAAGGTATATATGAAAGTCATCATAGAAAAAGCAAGTCCAAGTGTCATTAACATCAATCTAGATGAGGAAGCAATAAAGTTATCTAACGATGACTTGGCTATCCTGCTAGAAGATGCCAAGCGCAACATAGAGTCAATGCTACTCAGCCTCTACGAATCAATCGAGTAAGCCTTTTTTTCTTTGGTCAGCAAGGTATTTGTAGTAACGCTCGATCATTGGCTCATCCACAATTTGAGATACACCTTCTTTACGCTTCTCAAGTGCGCCAAGAACCATATTTCTAATATCACCTTGCTTACCAGCAAATTCATTTCCAAGTAGGCCAAACTTTTCAGCCATCAATACTTCTACTGGTAGGCTTTGACCTAAAGTTCCTTCATACTGCCCTGTAAAGTCTGTGTTATATGTTCTATTTGTAGATGGGCGTAAATGCATTCCTTCAGGTGTTGACATAATTACTGTATTGCCAACATAACCTTTAGGAACACCAACTAGAGCAGGGTCTGTCAATGCTGCACTAACATCTTCAGCATTAAACCCAAACTTTTCTTGGTTTTCTTTTAAATAAAATCTATCTGTAATGGCTTTACGCAATTCACCTGCTGTAGAGCCAATACCCTCACCAGAATACATTTGAATCCTGCCTTCTTCTGACATGATTCCTTTAAAGTCTTTGAATGGATAGCTAACTTTTCTATTTTCACCAGTACCTTTAAAAACTTTAAAATTTTTGATACTGTTATCAAATTCTTTGATTTGAGATGCTGGTAAATTTGCTTTATCTGCAAAATTCATCAATACCTCAACAGGCATTACAGAAAAGTTTTCAGAACCAGAACCCATTGTTACTGGTAAATGCAATATTTCACCAGTTCCTCCAGCTTGAATATTTTCCATTCTAGCCATTGCATCTCTATCACGAATACGTTTTGCAATACCTAAATTTGATGCCCCAGCAATATTTTGTTCTATATGAGAAATATCTCGTGCGTAATCTTGTCCACCATGTGTAACAACTGGATTAGCCAATGCTTCGTCAGATACGCCAAGAATTTTATAATTTCTACTGGTGCTATCCCAAGGCATAATCATTAAACTTGAACCTTGGTAGTCTTCAAGTTTAAGTGGAGTTTTATCAAGCAATCCACCCATAAACTCACGCTCAAACCTAGAGCCAACAGATGGATCAGGTTTTAATGGCGTAGATTGACGATAAACAGCACTTTGAGTACCTTGTCCCATACCTTGCAATAAATCAGCAGGTAAACCACCACGCTCCATAATCTGTGGAACTACTCTCTCAGCAACTCTTTCACCTGCACGACCAGCCGCCATAGCAGCCTTGTTTGTACCTGATGGTACTGGTGCTAGTGTCATCAATGCATCAGCAGTCTCAGGCTTCAGCAATGGCACATTAGCCCTGTTCACGTTAGTCAATGCATCTACCAATGCTCTAGGACTATCAGCGTATGCGGCTCTCTCTACAGTCTTAGGAATTCCTGTGCTTTCTAGCAATCCTACCAAACCCTGCATTTGCTGAGTTCGTCTTGGGTCTCTCATGTAATCCAATAATCCTTGGATAGCATCATTTGATAACCCAGTTAATGGGTTAGCATAAGGAGTCGCCCTTAGTTCAGCCATTACTTCATCTTACCCATTTTCTTGGCAGCTTCTGAAATAGCAATAGCAATGGCTTGCTTGGGATTCTTAACGACTTTACCGCCCTTACCAGAGTGCAGTTCACCCTTTCCAAACTCGTGCATGACATTAGCCACCTTAGCTTTACCAGCCTTGTTCATTTTAGGAGTTTTCATTAGACCACCTGTGAAATAGAAATATCAACAGCAGTACCACCACGGATAACTGCTACTTTATCACCGCCATTAACTTTAAAATAACCAACAGAACTAGGAGGCATCATTGGGCTTGTTGTCAATGAAGCTGTTGGGTTTGAGCCAATCTGAAAGTGGCAATGTGCTGTGCTACCTGTAGCCAAACGGATAATTGTGCAACCAGCATCAAAAGCATTTGACTGAACGCTAGAAGCGGAAACAGTCAGAATTTGAGTTGTGCCAAGTTCATAAATCTGGGTCAATTGACCATTATCGTCACGAACTAATTTACTCATTTAAATTCTCCAGTTATTTACCATTTAACTTTATTTGTCCACCATGCCGCACTCATCTTGCCTTTGGCAATATTTTCCGCATGACGAGCCTTGAACGCTTCGTTACGCTTCGTGCCATCAGGAGAACCCTTTACGCCTTGCTGACCAAAACGAATCAGCTTTACATCCTCACCAGACTTCGCTAAAACAGCGTGAGACTTGGTTGGGTGCTTAGGAGTAGCTTTGGGCTTGTTATAGCCAGAAAACTGCTCTGAGCCTCGTTTAATCACTTCTTTTTAGCAGTCTTAGCTGCTTGCTTAAACGCATCCGCAGTAGGCGCACCCTTCGAGCCAACTTTACGCATACGCTCTGGAGTCTTACCAGCCGCCTTTTGCGCTTCGATGCGTTTTTTCTTTGCATTGATATTGGCATATAGTCCCATCATTCCAGCAGCTTGTTGGTTAGTCGTTCCCATATTCGTCTCCCATATCGTTAGACATATTTTCTGACATTTTCTCAGAATCATCAGTAATCGGGCCACCAGTTACCCAAGCACTACAAGTCCGCATAGAAGCACACTTAAAGTCCCAAATCTCGCAGTAACCCAAGTCGCCAGCATCAATAACAGCCCATGCGTCAGTCTCTGTGTCGCCAGTTTTTAAGCCAGATTCAATGCAATCTAACATCTTTGTGGTCTGAATGAAAGCAGCACAGTTACCGCAACGAGATTTTTTAGCTTGCTCTGGTGAGTTTCTCCAGACTTTAGAGATTTCACGCCAGTAATCCATGTTCTGTTCGTTAGGATTCATTGGGCCATAGTTGGCCTTATCAATGGCTTTTTGACGATTCTCTAGGTTTATAGATACATCGCCTGTTGCTACTGGACACGCCTCACCATTTTTCTCTTGGCTTTGTATCTCAATTTCGATTTTTACTGATGGCTCGAGTAGTCCAGACATAGCTATCCCTGTGGAGTTTGTACCATTATCTCATAAAAAAAAAGAGAGTACAAGACTCTCTAAAAACTCAATGGCAACTGAGTTAAGCTATTTTAACAACTTTCCTAGCGTTTCGTTTAGCACAGTCATCTCTGTATGCTTCATAACTGACCAAATACGCTTTTGCCCATGAATTCCATTAAAAGAACCCTGATGGCAATCTTTGCATAGCGGAATACAAAGATATTGCTGGTGTTGTTCAATGTGGTGAGCATCTGATGGCCCAGATTGACCACAGACCCCACAAGGCAATTCTTTAATCCTTGCTAGGTGCAGTCGCTCACGAGCATTGGGCTTATTGTTCATTTCTTGCCCGAATAGCAACGGCAGTATTCCAATTAAGTTGTTTTTCAGCAATCCTTGCACACTCCTCACGCTCAATCATCACCGCAGACTTGGTAGCTTCTGCCGCCCAATGATAGGGCTGTCCTTGCGCTTTAAGAATCTGCTTACCAAGATTGCTTTGCCTTTCCACTTGGTTAAAGGCTTCGTCTTCCTCTTGAGTCCAATCAGTCATACTTGTCCCCTTGCTTTTATCATTACTGAACAAGCCCATGCACTTAGTGAAGCAACAGGATTCATGTTTTTTCTTAATTTTTCACATGCTTTTGCACATTGCTCACGCTCATTTTCCTCAATCAACTTAACAAATGCTTCAAGTTGTTCGCCATAAAATGTGTAATGGTCTTCACCGTTTACATGAGTTCCATGATTAGCAGTAGCTTCTGCAAACTTAATAATCTTTGCTTTTTTCATGTCTTCACCTGTAAAGATATAGGCACATAGATGCAAGCCTTGTCTTTGCTGTTAATAACATGAACTGTCGTTTTATGCGTAGACAACGGCCTTTTGCAGTTTGCACACTTTGCATCTGGATGAGATGGTTTGCAATTAAGTATCATTCTACGTATTCTTCTGTGTATTTGTAGTTCTGCTTATGCTCTCTAAAACGCATAGCAGCTTCAATCTCTAATTCCTTCATCTGCTCATCAGAAAACAAACCTACAACATCTCTGCCTTCAAACCAGACTTCAATGATTGACTCGTTGTAAGTTCCATCTTCGTCAGACTCGTACTCGTAAACAACTTTAACAACTTCGCTACCTTGACCTGTTGTTGTATCAAATTCCCATGTACTCATTTTCTTAATCCTTAAAAGTACCCTTGCGAATTGCTTGGGCTGACGTAAGTATAGCAAACTAAACAAAGTATTTACTAGGTGTTTATACCTACTCAGTAGTTTTTACGCCAACTCGCTCACTTGCTTGCTCTGATCTCCATATATCAGCCTTCATCTGGGCAGCAATCAACATGTATTTCAGAGTCTCCTCACGAATGGTAGCCTCTTGTAAGCCTCTTAATAATTCCTCGTATTCTGGGTGAGCATAAGCCTCACGCTCTTGTGCTACACCAGAATCTATTCCTTTAGCCATAGCCTCTTTCATCAGTAAAGATTTTTTTGTACGCAAGAAATTTTCTATGAACACTCTTTGAGCCTTTGCCTCTGCAAATTTGCATGAATTTTCAATGATGTATTCGATGGCTTTGTAGGGTGCTTTCATTTGTATTCTTCCTCTGCAAGCTGGCAAAAGATAGAACATTCAATATGCTGTTCTTCTGGATAGTTTCCATCTGTAGGCTTTAACTCATCCAAATAACGATCTTTAAAGATTGTTTGGCTTTTAAATCTTTCCAACTTAGCCATGCGATCAAAATGTTCAGGGAAATCTACTTTTATCTTGTTCCAATAACCCATCCAACCCTTTACGCAACCAATGCAATTGTTGTTGTGATACCCAAGTCGGTACATCATTGGCAATTCAATATTGGCATTTTCTAGCATACCCAAACAATCTTCTTTGCTTAGACCTTTGTCAATCAATGGTGTCCAAATGTTTACGTCATTGTTGGCATCAATAAATCGGTCTAAACGAGCCTGTTCTTCAGCCGTATATCCAAAGACCTGCCTGTCAGTAGCCTCCTCAAAACGCTCTCTAATCTGCTTTTTTAAGGCTCTGGTACATGGTGCGCCCTTGGGTGTGCGAATATAGTTCTTCTCAAATACCCGATAAATTGATCTATCGTAAAAGTCGTTACCTAGAATTTGTATTTCTTGACCAAACCATTTTTCACATTCTTTAAGAAAGCGCATATTGTCTGAGTGCTCTTCTTTGACCTCGGTGTAAGCAATGATTAAAGGCAATTTTCCAGCGTTATCAGCTATTGCCAACTTTGTAGCTACTGCACTAGCCGCACCACAGGAAAACCAACAGACTATTCTCATTTGACTACTCCGATCATTCTTATTGCCGCCTCAGGGCTATCTATTCTCGCCAAGGTACTACCAGACCAATTCTCGAAAAAGTCGGCTTGTAGCTTGGTTAAACGCTTTTTAGAGTCTGTTTTTATTTCAACCAGAAAGGTGTGATTCTTGTAGCCAACTAGCAAGTCAACAGGTAGGCCAATAATCCAGACATATGCGCCAGCGGCTCTAAGTGCTGAGACTATCTGCTCTTGGTTTGCGTCAACTCTTGCGGCTCGTCTCATTCTAGTTTCCCATCTTTAATCATGTTCATGTAGTTACGAATTCGATCTCTAGCACCAGAACCATAAATTCTCTCTGCTCTCTCTAGCCGACCACGCACAAAGTCTTTATCTTTGTTTGTTTCCCAAGTGCGATACAGTTCCCTTGCTTCTGCTTGCTCAAGGATTACTCTATCGCTTGAGTTTTCAATCGTGCGTCTGCTGTAAGTCACCAGTTAACTCCAATGCTTTGTTTATTAGGTGTAGAGGGTAAGGTACGCCATCACGCACCTTGTCTAGTAGTTTCATAGCGTCAGAATGGCTCAAAACATTGACTCCTGAACTTGCTTTACAGACTCATGCTCAAATAGTTGAGGTTGAGCAACAGCTTGTTCTATTCGCTTGCAAGCAATATCGAAATACTTTTCCTCTCGCTCAATGCCAATAAACTTTCTTCCAATTTGAATTGCAGCAACACCAGTAGTCCCGCTTCCCATGAATGGGTCAAGAATTGTTTGTGGTTTGTTTTTACATTGCTCAATGCACCACAACATTAGTTCTAATGGTTTTTGAGTAGGATGCTCGTCGCCCTTGTTTTTTTTGTAATGGCAAAATTGTCTTAATGCTTTATGTTGGCTTGTCCAAGCCAATTCTCCATCAGCAAAATCTCCACCCATCCGTTTTTCCCAATAAAGCCAACCCATTGAAGCTGGCAAGTAATCTGCAAAATAATTACCACCCCAAATTATTTGTACGTCACCAGCAAGTTGAATTGCATCAAATATTTCTTTGTTTGGTCTTTGATTGTCCCAACCCATCTTTTCTCCGTTTGTTCTTTTACTTCCTCTGGTGCGTTGCGCTCCACCATCTTGTCCAATTCCATAAGGAGGGTCAGTAATCACAGCATCAACTTTGTCAATCAATGGCAAAACTTCTGCACAATCACCCAAATAAAGTGTTGCGTTACCAATTTCTACTTTCATGCTTTTCTCCTTAATTGAGCCATTCTTTCCAATTCCGCAAGGCTTGGAGGTCTGGTTATCTTTTCGTCAGCTTTAATCTTTTCCAATGCCGCATCTGGCTCATTTCTACTCGGAACTGTGAGCCTAACAATGTCAGCAGGATTTTGTTTAGGTGCGTTAGTGCTTCTCACCCAATTGCGCCATGTAGCAAACCAATCTAACTTCACTCCTTTTTGACCAGCTACTGATGTCCAGTAATCTTTAAATTGGTCAAATGTTCTTGTTGGGTGAAGTTCTGGTCTTGTCTCAATGCAAAACTCTTCCCATTCCTTTGGAAAAGTAAAATCAGAAGCGAGGCGTTTGCCGAGTGTCTTCTTATCTTGGTTATTGGTTATTGGTTTATGGTTATTGGTTGCTATTGGGGTTGCATTAGGGGGGCTAATAGCCTCCCCATCAGCAGGTGTTCCCCACCTCTTAGCCGCCCCACGTTTTCCAGCCGCAGAGAATTCTTTGTACTGCTTTATTTCCTTATCAGCCCTTGGATTTACAAAGCCTTCTGGCGTAGAGAGAAAATACTCATTAAGGACTGTTAAAACATCTTCTTCATGTTCACGCATACCAATCTGCCGAGCAACATCTCTGTGCTTTATTGGTTGCTCATGGAGAAAATAAAAATCAAGCAATCGCCTGTAAGCCAAATCCTCAAAAAGAGAAAGATGACGTGTGTGACTCATGTAGTCACCAATGTGAAATTGATAGTAGTGCATAGCCGCCTTTTAAACACCCCTAAAAGAAACTGCGGCAGGAGAGGGGATAACTCTTTTCGGTCTGGGAGCAACCCCAAACCTAGCCGTGTTTCAAAACATTGTATCAGATACTTTGGTTACTTGTTATTCCATCAGTAAAGTAAGAATTACCTTTGTAAATCCTAGCAGCCTGTTGCTTCATAACCCTGTACTCATCTGATGTAAAGATACCCTTTGCGTTGCGCCAATCAAATGGATTGTTCTTGTCCCAAGGATTTTCTTCTTTAGCTTCTTTAGGTGCTTCAATCATGTAGTCTGCTAAGGTGTATTTGGCTAACCATTTATTTCCATCTTTGACTTTATCTGTGGTCAATTTACCTTGGTAGCGTAGCTTCTTTGCTGTTGACAGAACTGTCTCTTTGGTCATCCCTGTTTTCTCTACTATCTCTCTCGATGTGAGTGAGCCGTTTTGTAGTGCTTGTATTACTTGTAGTTGAGTCATTGAACCAGTCTGGCCTTAATTCTTTTAGTTGATAGATGCGTAGTTTAGGGATTGTCTTCCAATGAAAGACAGCCGCCCTAGTGATTCCGAGTATTCTAGCAAGCTCACTCTGTGAGCCAGCAAGTGTAGTAGCTGTTTGTTTATCCATCTAAACATTGTAGCAAATAATTTATTTGTTGTTTTTAGGGTAAACACCTAGATAAATAGCTTGTTTAGTCTGTTTACTTTGCTATACTTCAGTCAGCCCATAACAAAACGTAAGTGGGTAATTAAGGAAATAAAGATGAGCAACGCATACGAATCATACTTAGCAAATTGGAAAGAAAAGAATCCTAATGTAATTCAACCAGATCGCCCCATTTCACGCCCTAACATGGTTGGTGCAGAACCCATTCAAGGTCATCGTGTTTTTGATAATCGTAGCAAGTGTTTTGAACTTGCTAATGGTCAAGTTCTTGAAATTGGTCAAACAACAAACTGGATGGATATTTATGCAGTCTTTCCAAATCGTGAAGCATGGAACACTTATGCACAACCAATGTCATTCAATGAGTATTGGAATGGCTAAATCAACAGGGGGCTTAGTCCCCCAATTTAAGGAGAAGCAAATGAAAAGCAAAATTATACAAACGATAGTTGAGTGCGTGTTAGCAATCATTGTTTTCGGAGGATGGGGCGTAATGCTTGCATGGAGAGGATGATTAAGCTAGTCACAAGAGAAGACGCAATACAAGACCTATCAGGAAATTACTGCTGCTACTGTACTGAACCACAAGGTAGCAGTTTTAGTTGCTGTGGAGAAAACCACTTTGTACCTTTCGCAGATTTGTACGAAGAAGATAAAGAAGCAATGATTGAAGAATACTTAAAGGAGAATTGAAATGGTACACAAGAAGTTAATGGCAGCACGAATAAGTCTGCAAGAAGCACCACTAAAGAAGTCAGGCCACAATAAGTTTGCTGGCTACTCATACTTTGAGTTAGGCGACTTCATTCCCACGATTAACAAAATCTTTAATGAGGTTGGCCTTTGCGGTGTAGTGTCATACGATACCGAGATCGCAAGCCTGACTATCACAGATACAGACGATGGTACTAACATCGTTATTACCTCGCCAATGGCAGAAGCTAACCTAAAGGGCTGTCATCCTATCCAGAACCTAGGTGCAGTCGAGACATACACCAGACGCTACCTGTGGGTCACAGCAATGGAGATTGTTGAACACGATGCTCTAGACTCATCTGCGCCTCTTAAAGAGCAAGTAATCATCACGCCTACACAGGGCGCAATGGATAGCATCCCAGAGGAAGACCAAATTTATCTAAAAGAATTAGCAATGGATTTAATTGCTATCTGTGATAAAGAAGAACCTAAGACAGCTTGGGTAAAGTTGGAAGCAGAAAACCTAGATGCTGAACAAAAAGTGGCATTGTGGACTTTGCTTCCTAGTAAAGTGAGATCAGCAATTAAGAAAGCGAAAGAATGATGGAATACGACAACAATAACCGAGGCTCGCTCTTTAAGAACGACAGAAAAGACGATGCTAAGTTTCCTGACTACAAAGGAAGTTTAAACGTAGATGGTATCGACTACTGGCTATCCGCTTGGATTAAGGTCAGCAAAGATGGGCAGAAGTTTATGTCCCTGTCTATCAAGAACAAATCTGCTGACGCTTCTCCAAACAAGAAGCCTAAAAAAGCAGAGTTTGACGATTCTGAAATACCTTTTTAATTTAATAGGGGGCTTAGTCCCCCACATCAAGGATAAACATGAACTACAAAGAAGCATTTAAAAGAA